CCTTCTCTCCCAATACCTTACGGGCTTGGCGTAGGTTGCCAACAGTTCCATATGCAGACGCCGTATCGCTAACGTCGTCGTGTATATGTTTTGCGTAGTAAGCAAAGGGTTTGAGTGCCTCCTCTAATTCAGCAATTCTATGAACATCATTCTTGGCCGCTGTATCCATGTAAAGTAAATTGGTCTCAATTTTTAAAAGCTTTTTGTTTAACTCATCTATTTTTTTATCTCTCATATTCAAATCATACAGCGCCTTCACGCAAACCTTTGATTGCTCTGCGTGGCCGTATCTTTGCAGGTATTTTATTGCTTCAACTAATTCGGGATAGGATGGACTGTCGTTCACTTTGCACCTCTAACTGATCGGCGCAATCTTTTAAATTTCTTCTTTAATTTTTTTAGCTGCTTGGCGAGACCGCCAATAGGGTCTTCAATTTCTTCCTTTGAATATTTTACCTTGCCGTCGTTTTCTTTATCTTTCGTCATTTTTTTAAATCCTTAATAGATAAAATCAGTTCTTTCTTACGTTCTTCGATCTTCATCTTGCCAACGATATATGGGTCGTAAGGGTCAAAGTCTGTAATTACTTTTATGGCATCTTTTATCGCATCATTATAGCCATTGTTATAGGCATCAATGTCGCTGTCATAAGTCATCTGAGTCGTCCATCCAATGCCGAAATGGCCTTTCACCCTTTTTCCTAAAAAACCATCCAACAAGCGTCCAAAATTGTATTACTAAAAATACGACACCAAAGAATTGAAGGATCTCTCTCATGCGTTTACCCTCGTCACTGTTGCGTTCCAAACAACCGATTCATTTATAACCTTTGGGTCTGTCGCGCTTTGAGTGAGGAACTGTGTGGCAATAGGACCAACGCCCAGCGCCATCCAATAGCGCGAACCAGAGGAAGGCTTGCCACCCCAAGACTGTAAATAAGAAAATTGCAACACGTCATTATATGTTACGCCACTGACCGTCATTGTGGGCAAGTGGTCTTCAAAAGAAACAATTTGCTCTCCAGAACCAGAGGCTGGCGGCCAACACTTTAATGGATCAAACTTGGGCTGATTTTGATAAACTCCGCCAATATACGAAAACTCTCCCCAACCTATTGCTGGCGACATGACAATTTTTTTATTACCTGGATAGTCGTCACGCCACTCAGAAATTCCAAAGCCAGTTTGATATTTGTAATACCAGCGGTTAAGCCACTTCAAATTGGAATCATAATTATTGTAGAGCATTGACGCGCTGCCAACGTCATAACTAAACACAGACGTAAAGTTAGGCGTGTTGGGCGCGCTATAGTCAAACCTGCGCAACTCATGCGTCGTAAATAATGGCCAATATGCGGGGACAAATATATCACTCATCAGTCTTTTCCTTTTTTACAGGATAGACGCTAATTTCAAAAACTGGCTCTACTGGAGGCCCCTCACCGCGCCACACATACAGGCTGGCGTAGCAGGCGTGCGGCAGTGGCAGTGGGGACTCAAATTCCCAACCCAATGCCTCATATGCCTTTTCTTTTGCATAGGGGACATATCTGTAAATCTTCTCATCCATCACGCGACCTTATAAATTGGCTGGATAGGGAAAACTACTTTTGGGCGAGCAATTTCTTTTATCTTCTCCTTTAAGTCTGAAATATCAATCATAAGAGGCTCAATGTCCGGCATGTCTATATTCTCCGGCATAAACATTCTTTTCTCTGGCGGCATAGATTCAATTTTGTTTATAGCATGAAGAACTGTGGTGTGGTCCCTGTCGCCAAAACATAGGCCAATTTGTTTAAGAGACGCGTCTGTCTCTTTTCTGCACCTCCAAATTGCATATTGCCTGGCGTGAGCAATGTCTCTTCTCCTTGACGGTCCTATTAATGTAGAAAAGGGAATGCCAGTTCTTACGCACTCTTGAAAAACTATATCCCTTATCCTTATGCGCTTCATTCCAATCTCCAAAAAATAAAAAGAGCCCCCGTAGGGGCTCAATATTAGCTCTCTACCACATCTAATTCCGCCGATACAGCGTCCATTGCCTGGCGCAAGGCGTCTTCGCTTATCGCTTTTGGGCTGCGCTTTGGCGCAAACTGAGAAACAGTAGCCGGCATGGCCGCGCCGCGTATTCCTACTTCGTCAGGAACAGACACCGGATCTGTTTTTGACGCGCCAGAAAACTGAGTGGCAAAGGCTAGATAGTTTATCCCATCAATATAGTTGTCGACGTAGTCCTGCGTCTCCATTGCGCGGCCAAGCTTTACAAAGTGCATCATCATTGCAACTTCATATTCCGTGACCGTGCGATTAAAAAATACAGACGCCAAATTAGCAATGCGCGTAAAACATTCGTCTGGCGCGCCATAACGCTCGCCACGGTCGGCCAATAGCCCGGCGGCCGTCTTCAATGCTACATCATACTTCATGTCAATCTCTCTGGGTTTGCGTTAAGAACTTTAATCTTACCTACATATCGATGATTAATGGCCACATGGCCCCTACTATAATCCTCCTTTGTTGTTTGATCCCTATAATACTCTTGTATTATAACGAAATCATTTGTTGTAAGAGCTTCTACAAACTCGTCCAGACTATTTACTGGATATTCCGCGTTCAATTGATGAACTAAATTCCCGCTGGCGCTAGGCATAGCCATAGTCACTAAAAACCTCATTGTCCGTCCTTGTGTATGTTGAGATGCGGAGCGGCTTTGCAAGTTACCCCGCATCTCTCATTAGGCGGGTCATTCCACCTAACTGTTATTATCCAAAGTCTGCCCAGTCTTCAGTTGGAGCAGAAACTTTCGTCGATCCCGTTGAGGGTGGAGACGATATAGATGTCTCAGTAGGATTAGTCGACGAACCACGCGCCTTATATACAAGATCAGAGGGGCGCGGCACCCACCCAGTGATCTCAAATACAGGGCTATAGTTCGTCGACTTACGGGCTCCCTCTCCCGATGTTTTTGCCACGGCGTCCTTTAATACGACGACAGGCAACTTGTCTGGATTAGACTTAACGCCCTCATTATATGCGTCAGCTAATTTCTTAGCGCCGTCCAGAAATGCTGCGGCATTGCTGGCGAACTCTCTGACGTCACCGCCGCACTCTTTTGATAGCTTAAGAATAAAGCGGACTCCGCGCTTGTAACCGTCGCCAGGATTGTCAATAGACACACCGTCGGCAAGGCGAACCATACGAAAGTCTGGAGCCCCTCCCGTAGAGAAATTAATGAAGCCAACTTCAACATTGGGAAAGTCGATGATCGCCTTAAACGTCTTTGTGATATCAACTTCAGTCGTCTCCCCGTTAGCTCTGTCGCGGCGCGAAATACGTCCGCTGCGCGAGTCAAATTTAACGATGGGCAAAAAGTCAGCACCACCGGTTCCAACCCCATCAAAAAAACCACCAAATGCAGTCATATTACTTCTCCATTGCGCGACAGTCTGGCCTGTCGCAAGCCTCTCCCCATTGCGGGGAATCTCTTTTAGCGAAGTGAAGGGTGAACACCCTCTAATTGTTCGATGATCTTTTCAATAGATTCCCATACATAGAACACGTCGCTGCTTGTATGGATAACCGAATAAAACTCTTCATCTGGGCCGATATATCTTGTAAGGCCAACTATCTTATTTGCTTTAACAAGAAAAGGCTGCCTGTCTTCTTCTAATCCGCTATCGGGATCATAACTGGTTAACGTCAAGTAACCAAACTGAATTGCTGGTATTGCAGTGATCATGATTAAACTCCCCATATTTCAAACGCGGCCTGTCTGGCCTCGTCATCGTTAAAGTAAAAAGAGCTCGTGTCTGGAACAACATAAGACGCAAGCTCCTGCGGGTCTGTCGAAAGAGACAGAAATCTTTGAATCGTCATCCCTATACGCTTCAAAGCCTTTAAATGCTCGTCAACCGAATCAACTGCATAAGTCGCAGACTTCTTTGGCGTAACATAAGTCACGCGCCCCTCAGTCGCGCCATCAACTGCCGCAACATACAAACTTACTTGACGCGCATGTTTTGCACTGATTTTACTTGGTAGGGCGTGTGCCGTTTTGAGGTCGACAACAATCTTGTCTTTGAACAGGAAATCATAAAACCCGACGAACGGCACTGCAATTTCATCA